TGTACTATTTTTCATATATTGGTAAAACCTTCCACCTTGAGGAGTTCCAAATCTATTTTCTCCTGAACCTCTTGAACCAAATATTTTATCCATAAAGCTCATTTCTTTTTTGTCTGGTTCAGTTACAGGAGCTTCTCCTCTTAAATTAAGGTCTGCAGATTCTTTGTTTTGTAAATCACCACTAACTCCTAATTCTCCTCGAGCTTCATAAGCTGCTTCTGGATTTCTATCCCCTTGCATTTTTCTCATAGCACCAGTAGTTAATTCACCCATCTTACCGTCTTCTTCTAAAGCGTTGCCATATCTATCTGTATATCCGCCTCTATTTAATTGCTGTTGCATTCTCATTACTGATTCTGGATCAGAAGCATCAAAATCTTGAGACATTTGTCTTGCACGCCCAGTGCTTGCAGACCTAGATATTTCATTCATTGCAGGATTTTCTTGTCCTACGCCACCTTCGTTAGCTGCTCCTGAAGCATCTTGATATGCTCGTTCTGCTTGCTGGTCTCCAGTTTGTTGACCATATTCTCCACCTTCTTTAAATTTAGCAGCATGTGATTTATAAGCATCCATTACTCCTCTTAACGGGTTCCATCTTTGTTTTTCTTCCATCATAATCTCCTTTAAAAGTCTACTGACTTTATGTATTTAACAGTTCCAGCTCTTGCTCTATAAGCGTAAGCTCGTCCTTCTTTAATTCCTTTTTCAAACTTCTCATGAAAATACATGGCAAGTTGTAATTGATCTGGCTTTCTTTCATATCCAAGTGCAATAGCTTTAGACACTATATAGTCATGAAACTGAGACGATAATTCACTCGTAGCTGTCCATGAAAAATCATTACTAGAAGGTTCTGTGAAGTCACTTGCTTTCTTGTAATAAAATAAAGTTATCTTTTTATCGTTTTCAGCAGCACTTGCTGATGTAAATCTTTCGTTACCAGAATTGTATTTAGCAATTCCTATAGCATCTCTTTCAGTCCACCAAACCCATTGAGTTGAAGAGTTAGAGTTTTTCCAATTATCTACATATGTACCAGCCATTATGTTAAGTCTCTTCTTACAGGTCTTCCTATTAATTTAGGAATATTAACATGATCAGAAGTGCTGTCAGCACCTTCCATATCAACTGATTTAATTTCAAGAATTGATTCGTCTAAAGCATAATACCTCTGGTCTGTTGCTAAGTCGAATTGTGTGGCTTTTTCAAGCATTCTTGTTCTAGAACTATATTCAGCTTGACCGATATTTAGCATCTTTATTACTTCAGTAACCCCAAGTTCTGGATGGTGTTGCTGTACTAATTCAACCATTTCTTTAAGTTTCATCTTCTTACTCCTTCAGCGGTGCTATCTAGAACACCTCCAGTTGTAAAGGGAGCCATAAATTCAGCAAATTCTGATTTTACAACTTGATATTGACCCTGTAACCACTGGTAATCTGTGCTTAATTTACCAATGAGCGTTGTATAAAGGCTAATCTTTTTTTGCAGATTAGCATTCCATTCTTGTAATTCATAATTTAAAGACTGCATTTTACCTTGCACATCTGCTTGATATTTGGTTACCTCTGCATTATATCTTGTTTGCTCTCTCGTCATCTCTGCTTGATATATTGCTACATCAGTAGAGGCTATAGTAGAATCTACTGATAATTCAGTTGATACTTTTTGAGCTGCTGCAGTTAACTCAGCTTGTTCTTCACTAATTTTTGCTTGGAATGTAGCCATTTCATTTTCGAATGATTTAGCTCTTACATTTACATCGTTTTGATAATTTTGCAAATGAATTGATGCTCTTTGTAGTTCTTGAGCTGCTGTAGCTAAATTAGCAGATACCATTTCTGGGTCTTCTTCTTTTAACCAGTAACCAGCACTTTGAGGAGTAGCATCATCACTTGCACCAGAGTCTTCATCAGTTACAATACCAATATCTATTAAATCTTTTGCCATTAATATAGCATCTGCATATTCACCGCTTATAGATACTCCATTTAAATTAAAAGTTGGCATTGCGGTACTAAGACCTGAAGTCCAATTTGCAGGTAAATCAGAAGCTATTGATATAGTACCTGGTAAGCTTTTACTTGCGTTAGCAAAACTTGGTAAGCCTATTAAAGATAAGCTTAAACCTATATCAGCAATAGCATCAAAAGCTGTTGTATCCGCATCTAGATCAGTAGGAAGCTTAGCGTTAAAAGCTGTCATTTTATTATGAATTAATTGACCAGCTGCATATAAAACTACACCATGATACAACTGAGAAGGAAAATTATCTATAGCACTATCACTGTGAGCTACTGACGTATCTGGTAATACTATACTTATTGCTGCTGTCTCAGCAGCAGTTGGAAGTGGTAATACATGTAAAACTGCATTACTAATATAATAAACTGGAGAATTTTTACTGGCAAAATATATGCTATCAGTATTAGCAGCATTACTTCTAAAAGCTGAATTTATTGGACTACATTTTAAGTCTTCTCCATTAGAGCCTGTTTTTCTTACTACATCTATAATTTTAGAATTAGTTACTAAAGGAAGAGTTGTAGGTGAATTGGATAATGTTTGAGCTGAAGCAAATAAAGGTAACATATCTGGATTAGATTTTTCTATTACAGAAATAATATATTGCACACCATTTGCTAGAAATTTAGATACTTCAGTATTCTTACCTGAGGTACTACCAGCGTAATATCCTATGTCATCAATAAATGCCATTACGCATCTTGTCCTTTTCTAGACCTTAACATCTTTTCCCTAGCTGTCATCTTTTTAGTCTTAGGAGTTGCCCTAGATATTTTCTTAGCTTGAGATACTAACTTACCTCTAGACATATTAGCCCTTTGAGCCATTGCTTTTATAATGGCTATATTATTCTTTTTCATCGCTGACATAACAACTTTAGCTACTGCACTTGTCATTTCTTCTTACCTTTTGATTTTTTATTATCGGTGTTTTGCTTTCTACGGCTATTGTTATTGTTTTCTTCTTTGCCCGATTTCCAGGGCCCACCAATATCATTACTTGTTACTACGGTCATATATACTCCAATCAAAGAGTAGGGGGGTTTTTATACCCCCCTAAACTTAACTTATTAAGTGAACTTTAACAAGCTATGAGTTTCAGGAAGTGAAATCTCTAGACCAGCTTCGGTCAAGACGATATCTTTCCGTCCATCTACATTGTTATTCTGTACATTAGTAATAATCTGCGTGTCTCTTGACGTGCCATTACTAGCTAATGGGCGATAAGCCACATTCTTAAGGTCTACCATACAAGCATAATCTTCCCACATTCCTCTAAATAGAGGTTGCTCGACAAGATGTAAGTCACCGTAAAGAGTATTTACTTTGGTTACATTGTGTCCGAAAGAACCTTTTATGTTTTGTATGTCCATACCATAACCATTAGAACCACCACTAGTTGTAGCTGTGTGTCCAAGTGCCATTGTATTACCTAAGAAAGAACTACTGCCAAGTTTGTTAAAGTAAGAAAGTACCTTACGAGAACAAAGAACTAGCTTGTTACCACTATTTCCTGATTCAGGTGAGAACACATCTTCCATTGCATCAATAAATGCATCATACCCAGAATTAGCATATTCAAAATGTTTAATTTTACCATAAGCTTCTGTATAAGGTACAATACCCCATGTGCGTCTAACAGGCCCTGTTGCTGTAGAGTCATCTGACCCTATACCAAACAACATTGCATGTTCTAAATCCATCTTGTGTTCCATTAACTTTTCTTGCCATACTCGCTTGTACTCATTAGACACACCACGATAGCGTGTTGCTAATGAAGTTCCACTAAAGAGAGAGATCGCAGTTTTAAAAATCTGCGTATATCCTTCTCTATCATAGAACTCGTCTTTCCATCCTTCAGGATCAGTTGAACCTTCAGCAAAAGCTGAACCTACAACTTGACCTTTAAATCCAGCATCTAAACGTAACAATGCAGCATTAGCAGGGGCCACTAGACCACTGTTTGAAGCTGTTGGTACGTACATTGCTTTGATAAATGTCGCTGTAATACGAGTGTGAGCAGCATTGTTAGCGAGGTCTGGATTAGCACTTATTTTATAATATGCTACTACAGGTACATCACTACCATCTGTTGCGTTCACATCGTATTCCGCAGCAATTGCTACAATCTGTTTATCCAAAAGGAATCCAGGTTGTGTAGCAGTTGTTACTTCACGACCATATGAGTCATAAAGACAATCAACAACTAGATTAGTAACATCCCATGTATCTGCATGATTGAATGCTGCTGTAGCCATTGCGGTTTTTATTTTAAAGTTTCGTCGTTGCCATTGATGACGCTGTTCTAAAAATTTAAAAACAGGATCGTCAGTAGGCTTCTTCGCTACTTTAGACAAATATGTGAAGAAGGGAGACTGTTTAGGAGCGAGTTCAGCAACTCTTTCTCCAAAGTTAAACATCCGTCTAGAATGATCAACTGATGAAGATTGCATGGTACTTCCTGTACCTATACTATATTGATTTGCCATAATTTACTCCAATTAGTTTCCGTTTAATTAAATGGATTCTGCTTGTTGAAATCAGTTATCATACTGTCCATGACAGTATCTTCTACAGAACCCTGATTTTGCCTATTTTGAGAAGGCATAACCCCCATAGATGTAGGTATTTGCTGTGCCCTTTTTACTTGCTGAAACTCTTTTGAAGGAGCTGCAAATTGTTGAGGGGTGCTTAGACCTTTATCTGTAGAATATAACTTCCAAAGATTATCAAGACTTAATGATTGAGGATCAGACATTACACGAACAAAATCTTCAGCTGTATTAGTATCAACTTTATATTGATTCATAATTTGGCCTTTTAAATCATTCATTTGTTTTGTCTGAGCCTGATCTGCTTCACGACGCTGAATGTCATCCTGACGTTCTTGCTTAAAATTGTCACGCTCATCTTTCATCATGGCCATCTGGTATTCGAACTGTAAGTTCTTATATTCATCCATCTCGTCACGCCAAGACTGTTCTTGCTGTACAAATTGAGCACTTTCAGATTGAGCATCTGACATCGCTTCATCCATTGAAAAATTATAAGGTTTTGCTGGTTTCTCTGGGGGAGCTGGAAATTCAGCCTCAGGTTCTGGCTCAGGCTCTTTTTGACTATCTTGAGTTTGAGGTGTTTGTTGCGTAGCTAATGTATTAAATTGACTTTGCAATTGATCACGCTCATTCTTAAGTTTGTCAGCCTGTGATTGCCAGTACTGATACCGAACTTCATCGTTCTCACCTTGCGATGGAACATGAACTGAAGGTTCTTCTTGAGTCTGAATAGGTTCTTGACCTTGTTCTCCAGGCTCTACAAAGGCTTCCGAGACACTTCCTTGTTCTCCACCAAATATGACATCTTCAACTAATGTGCCTTCATCGCTAATATCAACTGAGCGTGGTTCTTCCACGACAGGTGCAGTTGCTTGAGGGGTATCCATTGTTTCAAATTCAGCCATAATAATCTCCTATTTTTTAGACGGCTTCTTCTTAGGACGTGAAGAAGGTGCATCTTTTGAAGCAGCTTCTGCTACTTCTTTTTTTACTTGTCCTAATGCGTCATCTAGGCGTTTCTCAAAGAGAGTGCCAGACATTTTAGCCTTACTTGTCGTTTCCTTCAAGGTAGACTTTGTTTTTTCGATTTCAGCTTTCATCTTAGCGTGATATACTTCACGCTCCCTTGTCTGCAAGTCTCCTTGCATTTGTTCCATAGTCTCAGTTGCTTGTTTCAGTTGTTGCTGCAATTGACCTATTAAATCTGTTCTTTTCATTACGCCTTCCATATCAAAGACTTCTGTTTTCTTTAATACTTCTTGTTTGTCGATAATACCTTTTTCGTAAGCGTCCATATACATCTCAAGCTGTGCCATTCTATTCGTAGGCATAGTTGAGCCAGTAACAACTACTACATCGTATTTACCGACGGTAATGTCATTTATAACTTTTATCTCACCAGTTTTGTCATCATATAATTCTTTATTAACTACATATTCAGACATTGAATTATTAGGTTGTATTAATCTAACTATTTTCTGTGTAGTATATAGCTGTTGCATCATAGGTATGACTACTTGTCCTAACCTATTTAATCCAGACTCTATATCAGCTAACTTACTTTTAATCTTACGTTGTCCAAACTCATCCAATGCTACTGTAGCTTTGTATGTATGTGGAGCTACTGCTGAGTTACCCTGAGACATTTCATAAAGGCCAAGTTGATGATCTATATCATTCTTAGCTGTTATCTCATTTTGGTATAATTCATTCGGTAGGGGAGTTGGCATTACGGGTGTTGGCTGTCCTTGATCAAAATCAACCTCGATGGCTACTCCAGGCTGAGCCCATTTTTGCTCGAACTCCCTCATATCTACCGAACCTGATGGTATTAAAATTTTTGTATTAGTACTTGTGGTAGCATGGGCGATAATCAAGCTTCTCGTCTTATTGATGTACTCTTGCATACTTTTTACCATACGAACATCTGACATTGGGTAAGGTGTACGAGTATGCTGGTTCATAAAGAACACGATAGGGTACTGATCAATTGGGAGGATACGAGAATATAAAAGTTTATCGCCCATAATTACGCATTGTTTAATTCTTTTAGTTGGTACAGTTACTACTTCAATCTGACCACCAGCTACTAATTCTTTAAAAGTAATCTGTTGGATTTCAGGCTTTTGAGGTAACTCTAAGTTACCTTGTTCTCTACCTTGTTGTAATTGCTGTTGGAATCCTTGCTCTATTTGCTGTATCATACCCTGAGCTTGTTCAGCTTCCATTATAATATTACCATCAATAACCCAAGCTGGTTGACCTAAGTATTCAATGTATTCTTCTTTATTAAGTAAATCTTCATATGAAGTAGGCTTTTCAAAAACCCTATAATAATCTATCATTTCTGGGGTATATCTTTCATATCCCCTTATATATTCATCACTATCACCAAAATTAGCAATAGTCATAGTCTCACTAGACTCAGGCCAACTAGTCTCCCCATCATCTTCTCTAGCCGTAGTAGGTCTGTCAGTTAAAAAGTTTTCTGATGTAGCATTTCCTATAGCTTTCTTATACATTGGATATAAATCTTGAGCTTGTTTCTTAGTGTATAATCTGGATATAATAACATTTGCAGCATCATCTGCGTGTGGATGTCTTGAATTTGGGTCTATATATACATCAAGAGGGTCTACATCATGTATACATACCTCTCCTTTTCCCATATCCATCATAGGGTCTATATATGCTAATGCACATCCTAATCCTGTTACATAGTAATCATCAACAACTCTTCGCATTACAGCATTACCTTCTGAGACTTGCCATACATACTCAAGTAAGCCATTAATAGCCTGTGCTACTTGATTATCGCTATCTTCTCTAGGAGATACTCTAAATTGTGGTTTGTTTGCAGTAATTAAAGCTTTTGCTGCTTCAACTGCAGGATGTATTCTATTGACAACAATAGCAGCTTGCCCTCTTTCTTCAAGAGTGCGTTTTTGGTCAGCAGTCCATTGTTTCCCCAATCGAAATTCCTTATCTTCTTGAGCATGTGTAGCCCATACTTCACGCTTCTTAGAATAGGTTTTCCAAAGGTCTTGGGTTTCTTGTACTACCTTCTTATTAGATTTAGCAGATTTTGATTCATTAGCCATCGTATGATATTACAACCTACATAGTTAACCAGTCAAGGAGTTTATTGCCTTTTACTTCAAGTTCTACATTAGGGTCAAAACCTTCTTTTTTGACTCTACAAGCCTTTGCTCCTTCTAAAGCAGTCCAAATAGCATCCATAATGTCATCATTCTTACCTCTAGGATAAGATAGGAACTCTTGCTGTGCAGTCAAGTCTTGACTCCTAAAAAAGAACTCTCCTTTAGCAAATGCTGGTACTAGTGATAGTAACCTTTCACTTTTTCTGTTTCTTGGTTTTACTCCCTTTTCTAGACCAGGGATGTACAAATTTTGTTTTAACATAATCGCTCTAGTTGCACTTCTCAATGCTTCTTGATAAGCGACAGTCTCTATCTTCATTCTTTTTGGAAGATACTTTTGATATACATCAATAATTTTCTGAGGTTGAAGTGCAGGATCGAGCCTTTTCCTAAATATATCAACAATGTATTTGTTATTATCAGCGTCAATAGCAATGGTAGCAATAACAAAATAGTCAGCACGGGCACTAAGACTACTTGCAGGATCAACTCCAGTATAGAGTTCGACTGGTATAATCTTCTTCTCATCACCTACACTCCTAGTTAGACAGGGTTGGTTCTTTATTCTTTCAAAATCATAATGATGTAAATGTATATAGTCTGGTTTAAATGGTGCATCGTCTGGAGACTGAGCAATATTCATGTATTCTTGATAGAATCCATTTATATTTCCCACACTCTCAAACTCAGTTTTTATTTCTAGGATTCTTTTCTTAGGAAACCTTTGAGGCCATATACTTTTCTCGTCTTCATCCCATATACTATACCATAAAGTTTCCCAAGCAGGACTATCTTTAGCCCAATATAAGAAGCAATCTTCTGATATAACAGTACCAATCATAACTATTCTACCCTCATCAGATAAAGATGGTATAACAGCTTCTGTCATCCATTTCCTATTCTTTGTACGAGCTTCTGGGGTAAAAGCGTTTAACTCTGATTCAAAATCGTCTACTATAATAACATTAGGTCTAGTATCACCCTCAATAAACCCACGCACTCTCTGTCCAGTACCAACTGCAACTATACGGGCTCCATTCTTTAAAACAATATCTGCTCCAGTCCATCTCTTAGCTGTAGCAGAACTAAAGTCTCCAAATATATCTTTAAAGTTTTGACTGTTCTCTAGATGGTATTTTATTCTAGATAAAAAGTTTACAGACTGTGCTTGAGATTCTGATACAATAACAATAAATAAATCTTCTTCTGGCTTTTTATAAGCTATTTTGTACATTGGAAATATAAGTGAACATACTGTACTTTTAGCCGTTCCCCTGGGAGCTGCTATTAAAACACGTCTAGTTTCATCAGACTTAAGTTGTTTATATATATCTCTATGAAAAGGGGGAGTATCTTTGGCTAACGCTTTAGGAAAGCAATACTTACCAAACCACCCCATATCTTTAGCGAACTCAGCTTTCTCTCTTTCAAGAGCATAAGCTGATTCATAGTCACTACTTTTTGGGCTTTTTAGCTGTTCCACTTTTTTTCTTATACTGATCCTTACTTTTCTTACTCTTCTTCTTCGACTGGTCTCTGTTGTATCCCATCTGACACCTCCGTCTGTATTGCTTTAAACATTTTCTTTTTTTCTTGTATGTCAGCAAGAGTAGTCTCAACCGTAGAACCTTCTAGTTGTTGAGTGACAACAACCTTACCTCTGCTTTTCATTTCATTCATATCCATTAGTTTATCTATAACAGCTAAAGCTGATTTAGCATCATAATCTTTACCTGGTTTCCCATCATCTTCATAGCTCATTGATTTATCTAAGATAGCTGCCAAAGCTTTTGCTGTGTCATGCTGTCCTATTGGAAACTCTTCTACAAGTTTTTTTAGTTCATCTTTAGTCATCTGTGCAAAAACCTCCGTTTTAATTGTTTTTCTTATATTCCACAACTTGGAGCTTTTAACATTCCCAAATACTAGGGCTATAGCTCTCTTTGTTGTCATCCCTGGCTCAGCCATAAGTATAGCTAACTTTTTATAGTCTGGCCTTTTTTTAATCTTTTGATTTCTCTTTAATGTTTCTGGCTCTCCATAGTTGTTTGTCCTACCAGTAGACATTACTTTTGTAGTATTGTCTCTAACAAAAGATGGGCCCCATGGGTATTTAACCTTCATAGTTCCTGATTTCATTGTATATTTGTTTAAACAGATACCAACTTCACCCTCTTCGGATACTCCGTATTCTCCTATTGGGACATCAAATGGATGGTTATATATTATATCCAGCTCATCAGCTTCTTTCTTTGAATAAACTGGATATTCTTTTTTAGATACTATTTCGTATCGCACTTATAAATTATTTGCCACGTTTAGTCCATACACCACGTATAACTTTAACTGTGTCTGTAGCTATTTTTTTTACTACATCAGCTGCTTCTTCAATCTTCTTTACTGCTGGTTTTGTAGCTTTCTTTGCTTTTGCCATCTTCTACTCCTTTATTTCAAAATGAACTAAATCATCGAAATTGTTATCTTTAGTTTGGGTATCTTGATTCCAATCGCCACCCCATCTTATGTTTAATCCCATAGATTTGGCTACGCCTAACACGTATCCACCAAAGTAATGGAATCTATCTCTATCTTTCCAATCAACTGGGTAAGGAGCTATATCAACTGCAATACTAGGTGATTGGTTGTGTTTCCCATTAGGAAACTTAAGTTTACTATTGCCCTTATCAAAAGCTTCGTTCTGTTTCTCTTTACCTCTATAGCCTTCTATAACAGTGCAATCAAAATTTTTCACTACCTCTTCAAATAGAGTACGTAGTCTTTCATCACAAGTATGTAGTCTACTTTTACTTCTAGTACCGAATCTTGCCATTACTTAGCCCTTCCATTTATACGTCCTTTTAAAAAATTTAGGTCATCTGTCACATCATTTAACTCTGAAACTATAGCTTCTCTATGTCTTGTTGCCGCATCATCTGACTTATTCCATCTATCTAGCATTTTTAGCACAATTCCTTCAAGGTTTTTTACATTTCCTTCTATTCTAGATATATGAACTCTTATACTGTCTAAATCTTCATTTTGAGATTTCTGACTCTTTATAAGACTCATAATCATCATTACGAATAAGCAAACGATTATCCCAATCGCACCGTATTCTGCAAATACGTTTATTGGTATTGCCATATCCACCTACCTTTATTTCTCTACTGTTATTGCTCACCCATTCCACATTTATCGTGTAAAATCTCACGATCTTTCTTGATGTCGTTCACTAAATCTAAGAGTGACATAAGCATACATCTGCTCTTGTCTATCTTTTCTCATAAATCCAGTTATCTCAGACATTCTTTTGTATAATAATTGAATATCAAGCGTATCATCTGCTGTAATATAATCATTTAAGTTAAATTCTTCCAACTATATTTTCCTTTTATTTACTAGCCCAACCAAACGCTTATCTAAAAGCAATGAGAGATAATAACGATTATATGCTCTTATTAAAAGCTATAATTTATATAAGAATTAGGGTAAGTGTCAATAATCATCCTCTTCTTTATCCCATCTTAGTTAAGTTGTGCAATAGTAGGGAGTTAGGGGAAATGGTGAAATAATTATATAAAAATATTTTAGGGTAGAGTAACGAATCCAATAAACACACCTGATCTATAAGGGATTTCTGGGTTCGTTTTTCCCAAAAATTATTCTACATTGGGGTTACGGGATATACAGGTTGGAGTACCCCCTTGAATTTCACGCCATGGGGTGCCTTGGCCGTTCAATTCTACGTGGGTTCAACTCCAAGTTGCGTTCGCTATGCTCACGCACCCCCTTCTAGCTCCAGCTGGAGCTCTTGCTTCGCAATCTTTCTAACAATAACCTAAAGGATATTATTATCATGGCTAGACCTAACGATCCATCCAACGATTCGCAGACTCACACATCAACTACTGACGTAGTTAATGACGCTCGCTTTGCTAACACGAAGCAGGCTGACTCACGCTACAAAGACTTTGTAGCTAAAGTTGACG